GACGAATACAACGATTTGCGTCACAAAATCATCGGCGAAATTCAGTCCCTCGACCGCCCGGAATATATGCAGGTGCTTTACAAGCGCTATGTGGAGGAAAAGCATTGGGAGGAAATATCCGTAGAAATGGGCTACAGCTGCGACCACATAAAGAAAATCATCGGCGTACTCGGAGAGCTTTTCAAGCCAATAGCGGACCTTTTGGGAGATGTAATTTTCTCCGAGCTCGGCAGGCTTTTCGACGCGATAGGAATGATTTTCGACGTACTGAGCGGCCTGATCGACTTTGTCGTCGGTGCGTTCACTGGGGACTGGGAAGGCGCATGGCAGGGGATCAAGAACGCCGCTTCAGCCGTCTGGGAATGGCTGAAATCTTCCTTTTCGTCTGTCGGAGATATTTTCGGCGGAGTATGGCAAGCCCTTAAAAATGGCGCTTCTGCGGCGTGGAAGGGCATTCAATCCGTCTTTTCCTCGGTCGCATCCTTCTTTGAACGCATCTTCAAAAATGCGTGGGAAAGAGTCAAGTCAGTATTCTCTACAGGCGGCAAAATCTTCTCCGGCATCAAGGACGGCATAGTGTCGGCTTTTAAATCTATCGTCAACAAGATCATCAGCGGTATCAATACGGTGGTGGCCGTGCCTTTCAACGGCATTAATGCGGCTCTCAAAAAGATCAAGGGAATCAGCATTTTCGGCTTAAAGCCTTTCTCATGGCTTGGCACCATCGGCGTGCCGAAAATTCCCATGCTGGCGCAGGGCGGCTACGTCAAAGCCAATACGCCCCAGCTCGCCATGATCGGCGACAACCGGCGCTACGGCGAAATTGTGGCTCCCGAAGATAAAATGCTGGAAATGATTCTGACAGCGCTGAAAATGTTCAGTCAGCAGAATCCGCCCCCAAAACCGCATGACAATGAAGAAAGCCAGCTCATTGAACTTGTGGTTAATCTAGGCGATGAAACGCTGATGCGCAAAATCATCAAGCTGCTGCGCGAAGAACAGCGCCGCGGGAATTATGAATTTTCGATATAGGGAGGTATCTTATAAAAAATGATAACACCTATCACAGTCAACGGCACGGCAATTCCGTCGCCGGATATGCCCTTCAAATGGTAGCTGAATGATATATCCTCCGAGGACAGCGGCCGCGATCTGAACGGGCTTATGGACAAGGACGAGGTCGCCAAGAAGGTGACGCTCGATTGCACATGGTCGCACCGGACGGCTTCAGAGATTTCCACATTGCTGAACGCCGTCAAGCCGCATACATTTGTACAGGTCAATTACCCTGACCCGATGGCCGGAGAGTATACCACAAAGACCTTCTACACCGGCGACGTATCCTGCGAGATGGATGTCAGCGACAACGGCGTAATGTACTGGTCGGCAAAACTGACCTTCATCGAAAGGTAGGGTGGAAATATGGTTAACATTTCAAAAGCGTGTTTTGATGCGCTTTTCAGCCCAACCAGGGAGATGACGGCGAGGGCAAGCATTTCGCCCGCCAGCGGGAGCGTAATATCTCTTGCCGCCGCTGATTTCAAACAAGGCGGCATCAGGCTCAGCGAAGCGACTTCCACCTCCGGCAGCTTTGACCTCGGCGCGGCTGTCATCAGCAAACTGACGCTGACCCTGAATAATTCCGACGGCAGATTCAACGGCGTGAATTTCATCGGAGGGCAGGTCAGCTCCATTCAGATCGGCGTAACGCTGCCAAATAACGCAACGGAATGGATCCCGCTCGGTATGTTTGACATCGACTCGGTTAAATATTCCGGGACGGCTGCCGAAATAGTCGCCTATGATTATTTATCGAGAGCTGACAAAGCGCTTCCGGCGGTGAGCTGTCCGGTGACGCTCGGCAATCTGGTGCGGACAGTCTGCACTCACTGCGGCGTCATCTGGAGCGGTCAGTCTTTTCTGAACGACGATTACCAGGTCGAAAAGCTGCCGGATCACGCGACCTGCCGCGACGTGATTTCCTACGCCGCCGCTCTTGCCGGATGCTACGCCAGAATGAGCCGCGAGGGAAAGCTGACCTTCGGCTGGTACGGCGGCAATATGCCGCTCTGGGGAGCCGAGGAATGGCTGGACGGCGGCATTTTCCTCGACATGACAAGCGGCGACAGCGCTGACGGAGGTGATTTCCTCGATTACAACGATGAGAATATGGATGGAGGACGGAACGACTTCCGTGGCTTCTGTGTGGTAAACAACCCCAAGAGCATTACGGGAGTCAAGCCCGTTACAGTGGCGGGTATACTTTTCCGTTCACCGGATGAACAGCGTACCGCGCTGGATGAGGACGGGAACGAAATAATGGAAACCGTGCCGGGAACCGCCTATATCTCCGGCACGGATGATTATTGCTTTGACCTGTCGGAAAATCCTCTGCTTACACACGACATTCCGGCAGTACTCGCGGCACTGGGTCAGAAATTGATAGGGGAGAGCTTCAACCCGCTCAGCCTTTCCTGTCCTTCCAATCCCGCGTTTGAAGCGGGTGATATTGTAACCGTTGCCGACCGCCGGGGGAATTCTTTCCGGGCATATATCAACCGCTGCGAGTATAAATTCGGCAGCCCTCAGAGCCTGATCTGCGAAGCCCAGACGCCTGCGGAGAATGCAGCCGAAAAATATTCTTACGTCAGCCGTCTGGAACAGAAGATCAAGTCCGAAACGGACAAAAAAATCAGCGCCTACAGCAGCAGATTACAGGCGCTGAATAATCTCATGCTCAATTCAATGGGCGTGTATAAAACCTCCGTACAGAATGCCGACGGCAGCGTCACCACCTACACGCATGACAAGCCTACACTGGCAGCTTCTTCATATATTGCGTGCGAAACCTCAAACGGTTTTGCCTACACCAATTCCGGATGGAATGACGGTTCCCCCGTCTGGCAGTACGGCATGACAGCGGACGGAAATATTATCTGCAACGTGCTGAGTGCTGTCGGAATAATCGCCGACTGGATACAGGCAGGGCGCATTGAATCGGCGGACGGCAGCTGTTATTTTGATTTGGACAACAATCAGCTGTTTGCGAATAAGATCGGATTGTCGACCCGGTATCTTTCCGCGGGAGAAGTCAGTACCGACACTGGTGAAAGCCGGGCAGGAATTGCCTGTTATGACTCCGAGTTAAGCAGTCATCCGTATATTCAGATACGACCTGTTCAGGCACAGTCTGACGCTGCTCTGATGGGGTACGGTCTTGCTGACCAGCTCGGCAGAATCCAGCTGCTTTGCGCAGCCCGAGCCGATCAGCTGCAGAATAATGCTGTAGCGATTTACGGATATGATTCCTCAGGAGATCGGCATGAAATGCTTGTCATAAGCGCAGCAAACGGAGGAATCAAATTGACAAGCATGAACGGTCAGAATCGTATTCAAATAACAAACAATGGTATTTCGGTTTACAAAAACAACACGCTTGTACAATCGTGGTGAATATTTTAAGGAGGTATTTGATTATGGCAATTCAGCTAAGGCGAGGCAATGAGACAGATTTAGATATTTCACAGTTTAAACCGGGAGAAGTCGCTGTCTGTCTTGATTCCGGCAAGATGATCGTGAAACTGAGCGGCGGCAATTATCTGACGCTCACCGATACGGACGCGATTCAGGAGATTGTAGCGGGCAAGGCGGCTGCCTCGCACACGCACGTCAAAAGCGACGTCACAGACCTTACAAACGTCAAGCCCGACTGGAACGCGGCTTCCGGCTCGGACGCGGAGATTTTAAATAAGCCGGATTTGTCTATATATGCGCCTGCCACATTTGATTTAGTGGCAGACGCGCACATGTCGTATAATGGTTTTACGAGTAATGGAACAACATACCCTAACACCTATACTTTATTAAAGAATGCGAACGATTATAGATTTTTTATCATTCGGAGCTATGGTTCGACAGCAGGCGGCAACCTTTGGGAGTATATTACAGTACCGTCGCCCAAGACTACGACAGTAAATATTTTGCTTAGACGGGTTGATATTTCAGGTACTACGTTAACTGAATATATTTTTGGACTACAATTTTCTGCGGATGGTACTACTATAAAAATAACTTACGGTCCAAATGATGTAGTTGCGCATATTGCAATTTGGGGCATTAAATAAAAGGCGGTGAGGATATGGCTATTACATTTAATCCTGCATTTTCGGACTAACATGACGAGGAAGGCGAAGGCACGCCAAGAGTTTGGTAGATTTCAGCTTGCTGGTTAAGAAGCTCACCGATTCGGAGGGAACGGCTTTCATCTTCGAAGCATTCCAGAACATCCAACTTGTCAAGCAACTGTTGCATGGTGTATTTTTTGTATAAATTTGTTTCCTTCATCTTGTGATCCAGAT